AAAAGGTGTATCACCTGTACAAGATTGGCAGTGTAATTACTGTCAGTTTCTGGACCATTGCAATCCACAACGATAAGGAGTGAATATGAGTAAAACAACACAAAGCACATTCATGAAGCTCTATAAAACAGACGTAAGTAAATATCAGAAGAAAAAGGGAAAGTTTACTTATTTGTCTTGGGCAGATGCATGGGCATTACTTAAGAAAGAATGTCCTGATGCTCGATATGGGGTAACAAAAGCAGAGAATGGTTCACCGTTCTTTGTAACAGAGTGCGGTTATTTTGTTGACGTATGGGTAGAAGTTGATGGTATATCACTATCACAGATACATCCTGTGCTTGACAATAGAAACCAACCAATAAACGAACCAAATGCTTTTAATATCAACACAAGCATACAAAGAGCTTTAGCTAAAACTATTGCATTGCATGGATTAGGATTATACATCTTTGCGGGTGAGGATTTACCTGAACCTGATGCAATAACGCCTGATGAGGAAACAGCGCTGTATAAGTTAGCTGAACCTCTTGGTAAAGACATAGTTGATAACTTAAAAGTCAAAGTACAAGAGATGGCGATTCATGCGCATAACTACAACGCATGTATTGAAAAAGTCGAAGGAATGATAAACGGTAAAAAACAAAACAAAAAAGGAGATAAATAATGGCTGATATCAATGAAACATTCGATAGTGTAACTGGAGAACAAAGTTTCTTTATTCCTGGTAAAAAGAAGGAAAAGAAGAACGATTACAAACCTTTTGCTAAAGGTGATTACTTTGGTCACATTATAGAATGCACATCAAAGAAAGTAGACGTAAAGGGAGGCAAGCATAGAGCTAGGTTATACACCTATGTCTTTGAAGCATCCGTAGAAAACAAAGAAGTTACTTTTCAGTATGAGAACATAAATGGAGAGATGGAGGATACTAAAGGTGACTGCTACGTGGGCAGTAAGTTCAGAGGTAAGGTCTGGAGGTTTTTAGAACCAACAGCTAACGATAGCTTTGAATCATACCCAGAAGGCAACCAAGGATACATGAGATTTTGTGAATCTATTGGTATTGAATGCCCTGTGGAAAAGAGAGTTGTAGATGGCAACGAGATAGAAGTACAGTTGCTACCAAATCTTAATGAAGCGGACATGCTTGGTAAACCAGGTATTGCTTTTGTTGACCTAGGGAGACCTTGGACAGACAAAGAAGGTAAGAGAAGACAATACTGGGATGCTAAGTTTATTAAGAAGTGGGCGGAAGGTCAAGTTAAAACCATAGCTGGAGATAACAATGCGATACCGTTCTAATAGAAAAATAAGCAAAACAAAGAAAGTGTTTATAAACTTTATGTACAAGATGGGAATGCCTGTTAAGCGCATAAAAAAAGTGGTGGGATTGTCGAGGGCTACCGTATATAGACACATTAATAGATAATAATCTTGGGAGGGCGGAGACCCCACGTCATATCACTCTGCTCTCCCACTCCCTACAAGGGATAAAGGAGGAGATAATAATGGCAGACGTATTTAAAAAAAACTGGGGCAAATCAAGAGTAAGGTTTTGTCCTACAAATAAAATAGTTTGGAGTCAAAAGAGAGATGGCACAGTGGTAACACACAGAGATATGCCAACGTATGGAATGGAAAGAGAAGAAATGCCTAACTTAAACAAAGGAGATAACAATGGGTAGAGCAATAAACATGCAGAAAGATATTGATGCTATAAAGATAGAGTTAGAAAGATTAAACAATATAGTCAGAGGTATGGCTAGTGAGCTATCAGAAGTATCAGATATAGTATTTGAAGAAGAAACAACAGAGGAGATAGAAGATGTCAAAGAAGAAGCCGACAATCAAGGAGATGGAGAAGGTGATGAATCTGATGATTCAGCAGACGGAGATGTTGATTCAGAGAGTAAATAAATTAGAATTTGTTACGGAGACATATCATGAATACAAAGATGAAAAAGAAAGTTTTATTAAGTACCTTGGAGAAAAAATTAAAAGACTTGATAAGGCCAGAAATGACGACAGTACACGTAACAACGAACAACAAGAGGTTTCTGAGTCTACGGGAGGCGATAAAGGAGCAGCAGGAGATACAAAAAAAAAGTCAAATAATAAAAAAAAAGAGGGAACAGATAATGAAAGTGTATGAACTATTATCTAAAGTGTTATCCGATAATGAATGGGGTATATTTTTCAAAGGTGAGCCGATTGAAGGATATCCCACCCAGGATGGCATGAAGATGTACAAAGTAAACGAGGTTGCATCAGATAGGCTCTATGATGCTATTAAGAGAGAGATAACGCAAACGGAGAATCAATGCCAAGAAGCAGAGAACAGTTCCGAGGAAGGTCAGACAGAGAGCAAGTTATAGATTGGCTAAAAGCCGATTTAAGATACTATCAAAATAACATTGGCGAAACTACTGAGTTTGGAACATTAATAGACGAAAAGCTTATCAAGGCTGTAAAAGAAAGAATACAGACTTTAGTTAACAAGCTTTAAAAGTAAAATAGGGAGATAAAATGGAAAATGCATTACCATATGATGCGACAGCAGAAGATGCAGTATTAGGTTCTGTGATAGCAAATCCAGGGGAATATGAGACTGTAGCTAAATACTTTAATGATAGCAGTGTGTTCTATCAAAGGAGAGCTAGACTCCTGTGGCATAAAGTAAAACAAATGGTTCGTGATAAACAGACCATAGATACTTTATCTGTATGTATGTCTGTTACACAGGATGATATAAATAAAGGACTTACCAAGCATTACATCACTGGATGTACTTCAGAGACGTGCGCAAAAGGCATGACAGAGTTCTATGCCAATAAACTGTACGAAAAGTATCTATTAAGAAAGATTATTGTTAAGGCAGAAGAAATAAAGATGCATGCTGAGGACAATGAAAAAGATATATATAAAGTTATAAGCGAAACACATTCTGTCTTGTCTGAATTGATGGACGTGCGTCCCAGCATGGCTACAGACATTGAAGACATCATAGCAGAGACAGTAGACAGTGTAAAGAACAAAACATCAAAACTAATCAAGACAGGATATCATAAGATTGATGCGTTCTCTGGTGGTCTTACAAGAGGAGAGATAACAATCATAGGTGGCAGACCAGGTCATGGTAAAACGACTGTCATGATTAATATGCTTGCCAATATATTAGAAAATGATTACAAGGCTATATTCTTTAGCAGAGAGTTACCAAACTCTGAACTTGTAAAAAAGATTGTATGTTTAGAATCAGGAAAGCTATCTTACGGGCAGGTCAGAAAGAATATTTGGGACAATAACTCCCTAAAACATTTTGATGATTCTCTTGCTTTTGTAAGAAAAAAGTATGCAAGTGATAGGTTCTTGATGTTTGATAACGTCAGAGACTTTGCTGCATCATCAAGTGAGGTTAAGAAGTTTAAGCCTGACATTATATTTGATGATTACATACAGCTTATTGCATGTGACAGTAGAGAAGACCAAAGAAGATTACAGATTGAAAAGCTTGTCAATGATTATAAGTGGCTAGCGAAAGAAACAGATGCTGTAGTTGTTCTTGCATCACAGTTAAATAGAATGATAGAAAGAGCAGGTATCAGAGGCAAGGCTTTGATGCCACAGCTATCTGACTTAGCAGAAAGCGGAGCAATAGAACAAGTAGCAGAGAACGTATTCTTTTCTTACTATGATTACAAGGTAAGAGGAGAACAAGGTAAAGGTAAAAACATCTTAACTATATCAGCAGGCAAGGTTAGATACGGAGACAGCGGCGATGTTGATTTAGCATATGATGGTAACAAGTGTAAAATACACAATGATATAGGAGAAATGATAGATGTCAAAGCGCCAGAGCAACTTAAAATACATAGGAATTGACCCAGGTAAAAGCGGTGGCATCACTGTCATTGATGAAGAGGGTAATATAGATGCATATAAATGCCCTGAAAAAGTTTTAGATATGTCTATGACATTTAAGATAATAGTAGGAGATACTGCTCCTGATAATGTAAAGCTACTAATGGAGAGAGTATGGGCAAGGCCAGGTAACGCAGTAAGAGCTGCATTCACATACGGTGTAAACTATGGACAGTGGCTTGGTATTGCAGCATCATATGAAATAAAAATGTATACAACGCTGCCAAACGATTGGATAAAATGGGTAGGCTGTCCCAAAGCATTGCCAGTAGCAGACAGAAAAAGATGGCTAAAGGCAAAGGCAAAGAAGTTATATCCTAAATTAAAGAAAGTAACACTTAAAACAGCTGATGCAATATTGATTGCACACTACGCAAAAGAGGAGTTTTTTAATGAGTAAACTAAAATGCTGGCATTGTGGCGAAGATATGATATGGGGTAATGATTTTGATTTTGAAGATTATGGCTATAGCGGAAAAGGTATAGTTAGTAGTTTTTCATGTTCAAATTGCAAGGCTACCGCAGAAGTATATCTGCCGCTCGATTGATATACTTACAAGATATAATAAGAATATTTGGAGAATGCTACAGACAAAAGGGAGGTACATGGGTGAAAGTAACAGAAGAATATGCTAAAGGTTTTGACTTAGATTTAAAGTTTGGACAACTAGGTGAAGCCTTTGTCAAAGACATGCAAGATGGTAACAATAAGATAGAGGTAAAGACCGAAAGAGATATATGGAAAACAACAGGTAATATTGCTATTGAATTGAAGTATAAAGGCTATCCATCAGGCATATCAACAACAGAATCAAGCACATGGGTGCATTTATTGAGCTATAAAGGTGTCATACAGGGCGGATTTATATTCCAGGTAGACTTACTTAAGGCTTTGATAAAAAAACGTCATAAAGATGGTAATTTAAAAATGGTGATGGGTGGTGATGATAATATGAGTCAGATGGCATTGCTGCCAATCAAAGAATTATTTAAAGATGATTAGCAAATCTTTTCTTGTATTTATATAGGTTAATAATTTTTTCAAACTTTCTTAATCTATATTGAAATTCTTTTTCTGCTTTTAAAGCCATATCTCTGTTTTCAGGAGATAATGATTTTAGAAACTCTTGTCTTTTAGATATAATTCTACCTTTATCTTCGTTGGATATATCAAGTGGATTCATTTTTTTCATCATTGTCATGATTGCTTGCCTTGCATGCTTTTCATTGATTTTCATATTGACATATCCACCACTAAGTCTTTCGTTTATAATTGTGTTGTATGCTACATAGTATGCTTGTGCTATTTGCTCATCTGTGTAAGACAATGACACAGCATTTCTTAATCTTCTGTAAGCATAATGTCTTTCTCTTAATACACCTCCAGAAGTTTTTTCGTAACCTTTTCCGTTTTGTTTTCTCCAATTACTTTCTAATGATGCTACTCTTTTTGCACTAACAGCATAAGGACTGGTAGCCTGATTCCACATTTTTTCTGCTTGTATTCCAATGACAACTGTTTGCCTTGCAAAATCTTTCAAAGCCATATCAACAGGCTTTCCATTATTCACCATGTTCATTATTTCTTGTGCGCCTGACCTTATATTTCTAATAATAACTGGCTCAGATAAAGGATTAATATTGCCTCTCTGTCTATATGGTGAAACAGTTTCACCTAGAACTCCTAGAAGCTCCCCTCTCCATACATTTGATAAGGCTCTATCAAGCACACTGTTTTCTTCTGTTGGGACTTGCTGGCCCATAAGTTTGTCATACATTCCATATAAAGCTGCTCCAACAGCCATATGTCCAACTGTTGCTTTTAACAACGGAGCTATATTTTTATTTTTGACTAATGGTTTTATATAGTTTTTATAACTGTCAATTGACACAGAATAAGCCATTCTTTGAAACAATGTTAGTGGCTTAAAATATTTATTGCTCATCCATAATGGTAAATCAGAAACTCCTGTTGCACCAGCACTTGCTTTGTGTGCGCTAAATCCAACATAATCCAAAATGTTTTCATACTCTACAGAGTTCATTAAATCTTTAGTTTCTTTTAATATTTTTATTTGGTCATCGCTTAATCTAAATATATCTGTAAACATTCTGTTAATCTCTGCAGCCTTTGGTTTCTTAAAAAATGGAGTACCCTCACCTCTAAATGCTTGAACTAATTCAGCAAAATGCAACTTACCTGCTTCTGCTGTCATGATTCTGTTTAAGTTTTCAGTTTGCTCCATTAAGTTTACATTCTCAAACCACCATTTAATTCTTTTGTCTGTACCAAACAATAATTCTTTTTGACCATATCCAGTTTCGCCTCTTCTTACAGCCTTTAGCCATTCTTTATTTAGTGGATTTGCAAATGGATTCAATAAACCTGCATCCATAGCTTTACTTAATCCTTTAAATGTATTTCTTGCCCCATACACTGCAATACTTCTTGGTAGCTGTATCATAAAGTTTTTAACACCTGCAAGCGGTGAAGATAATCCTAAAACTGCAGATAGATTTGTAATCTTACCTACAATCTCTGATACAGGTTGATTTAATCTATCAATCATATTAGAGTCAAGACCAATTTGTTTTTTTATAACTTCAATAGCATAAATTGCATCATTGTTCATGCCGCCTAGTTCATCAGCTTTTCTTTGCAATGTTTCTAAGATAGCCTTACTAGTTCCACCTTTTAAATTTAATTTGCTTCCAAGTTCTGTAAATTCTGGAAAATGTTCTACGGTTGCTACAAACTTTGACATGCCATTAACATATGTTTGAAGCGTTGCATCTACATCACTTTCATAAGACTTTACTAGTTTCTTTTTACCAAATTTACTTGGAACTTCAATGTATTCAGGCAATGTAACGCTTCTTTGTTTTAAATAATTAATTTGTGCTTTTTGAGGTCCATATCTAACCATATTCATTACTTCATCTGCAAGCACATCATCAACTGTTTTTCCTGACTTTTGAATTTCTGCTATGTCTTTTTTGCTTAAATTTCTTTTTGCAGCTTTTATTATTTTTTCTATTGCAGGATGCTTACTATTTAAAAACTCTACAACTTCACGTGTAGGTCTTCTAACAAAATATTGTTGTATATATTTTTCATTTAAACCGTCAATGATTTGTTTTGCCTGCGCCTTACTGGTGGAATTTTTTGTAACTGCTCTTTTTAAGCTATTGTAATAAAAATCAGATGTTTCTTTCCATCTTTGTGTAGCCTCAAAATATTTACCACCTGGTTCAAAGGCTCTTTTTGCTGCCAACGCACTTACATATTCAGCATAAAACCTTCTTCTATCTTTTTGTGCTAATTCTTTTAATTGATTGACTGAATTTTCTGCAAGCTCTGGGTCAATCATATGCATATAATTTTTACGAACTCTTTCATCCGTTACAATGTTTTTAATTATTTCTATTTGTTCTGCACCTGGACCTTTCATTTTAAAACTTCTTGTAAAGTCATGAAGTTCTAATCTTCTTGCAATTTCTGGACTAAACTTTTTAATAACATCGGCTGCTTTCATAAGAGGTCTCAAGAAAATGTTTGTACTTCCATGTGTATTGGTTGTACTAATAGCTTGAAGCTCAGTGGCTATAGAATTTTGTAATGGCTCTATTTTATCTCCAAGTGTTATATAAGACCTATATGTATCAATCATTTCTGGTGTTGCTTTTTCAAAAGGAACTCTAAATCTTTCAAAGTAAGCATCTCTTCTGGCATCAGAAATATCGTAATCTGCTTCTAATTTTTTAACTTTAGCATAATTAGCACGAAACTCTGGACTTCTATCTTGAACGCTTGTATCAAAATATAATTTATACGCATCTGCTATCTCCATTAAATCGCCACCCGTAACACTTTTATCTTTAATACTTCTACCACGAAGAACATCATCTTCTATGCTATCCATTATTGCCTTATCAGCTCCAAAAATTCTTGCATCTTCTCTTGCTCTTTCAACATCTTTGAGTAAAATATTAATTGTTTTTTTACCTGAAGCAGAATCAGCTGTTTGATATTTAACCTCCATACGTTCAGATAAATTTAAATAGTCTGTTGGTATTTTTCCTGATAACACTCTACCACCAATAATTCTTACAACATCTCTTCTCATGCCATCTACATCAGCTTGGTTTCTCATACCAAAATAATTACGCATATAACTTACAGTTCTTTTAACCCAAGACTTCATTCTACCTATCATGCCTTGTTTTAATGTCTTAGATGTATATTCTCCTAATGCTTGGACTAATGCTTCTTCAGCTTGTGCATCATTCATTCCTTTTTTCTTAAACATCCTGATGCCATCATTTACAATCTTTTTACTTGTTGGGTCACCCATCTCCTTTAAAACGTCAACCACATGATGAGATACCTCATGAGGCAATGTATCCATACGAGCTTTATCTGCAGCTATCTTAATCATATGTCCATGTATCTTACCCAATACATGCTGTCCGTTAACTTTGCCTAATGTGTTTTCAATTTTTACAGATAGTTGTGGAAACCTTTGTTTTACAAATTTTACTTGGTCTGCCAAAGTCCTTGCATCAACAAGATTTTCGCCTGCTTTTAACTTTACATCCAATTGATTTTTGGCATTCATTTCTTCTACTGCCCTAAAAATATTATCTGCAATACCAACTTCATTCAAACGTGGTCCAGTTTGCACCATATATTCAACCATTGTTTCTAAGGTAGCATTATCTATAGTTACAGATTTCTCTTTACCTTTACTGTCCGTATATTCAAAAACATTATCTTTTTTATTTTTTAGTCTTTTATCTAATTCTTTATATCCCTTTGCTAATTCTTTTGTTGTATATCCTTCTTTTGCAACACCATAATTTTTACTTTTTGGATTTTTTATATCCGCCATAAATTCTTTTAAAATTCTTTGCACCTGTTTAGGTATTTCATTTTTAGCAAAAGATGATTCATATGTCTTTTTTACACTTGCTCCTTCTCCGTGTCCTGTTATATGTTTAAATATTATCTCAGCTTCAGCAGTATTTGTGCCATATTTTTCTGCGCCCCATTGTGAAATAGCTTTTCTGAAAAGTCTACCCTCTCCAGCTTGTCCTGGTAAACTTTTTTCACCAAATAACGATTTAATAATAGCATTTACCTGTTCTATTCTAATAGCAACCAAATCAGAGCCATCTTTTACTCTAAACAAGTAACCTTCATGTCCTTTTCTAGTTGGTATTTTTTTAATACTGTTAATAAGAGACTTTACTTTTTTAATTACATTTGTAGATGTAAACTTTTCAATCAATCCAGTTTTACTTGACATTGTAATTTTACCAGATGTTTCGTATTTAGTCAGTTCTCCTTCTTGCGGTATTCTTGCACCTGTTCTTCCACCTTTATTTTTAAGAGCTTTATATTTAGCTGAAATTACATTAGATATATCAGTTCCTTCATCTACATAAGTAAAATCTTCACTAAACAATTGCCTTGCTTTTCTTCCTTTTCTTTTTGCTAAATTTGATAATGCACCAATTATTTTAGTTATAGATGCTTGGGGTATAGTTGTATAAGATTCTATAAACATATCTATGTCATCGTCTACTACATCAAATAATGACTTTCCTTTTTTTGCTAAATCATATGCTAATTTTTCTGCATGTCCAAGTTGTGTGCCTTGCGAACCTCCTTCTGTGCCTGGTAAATATTTTTGTGCATGATATTTTAAAATTCTTTTACTAATATTATATGCATCTGACTGCGCAGGTGTTGTATCTCCAGTTGGATTTTCATATACTTTATCCTGTATTCTTGTATTTGCATTAATTAATGCTTTTGATGCTACACGTCCTTCAGGCGTTTTTTCTGTTTTTAATTCTGGTAAATTTTTAATAACTTGTTCAAAATCTTCTGCTGCTTCTTTCTTTGCTTGCTGTTCAAACGAATCAAACTTGTTAGTCACTGGTCTGTAAACTTCATTATATGCCTTTTGATTCATTTCGGCAATGTTATTTTTTTCTTTGAATTTTGCACCATCTATAATATTACCATTACTATCTACAGCATCCTCTAGCCCTTCTCTTAATTCTGCAATCTGTGACCGTCTATTATTTGCTATGGCATCATCTCTAGCAGCTAACCACCCAACCTTAGTTTGTTTTTCTGCAGCAGCTTTATCTAATCCTCTATCTAAGTTATATAAAGGTTCTTCTATATCTTTTTTCCATTGATTTTCAAATGCTTCTAATTGTTTTATTAAAACTTCTCTTTCTTTTATATTTTGTTTTATCTCTGCATCAGTAAATTGAGTTTTGTCAGTTCCAAAACCTCTTTTTTTGTTAAGCTCCATTGAGCCTCTAATTTTAGCAATAGTTCTCATTATAGTTTGCACATCATCTATGCTTACAGTTAAATCTGATTTACCATTGATAATATCTAAAGACCTTTGATACTCTGCCTCCCATCCTTCAAAATCTTCTACAGTTGATTCATGTTTTGCATACTGTCTATTTTCAAATTCTGACAATTGATTCCTAGCGCTTGCTTTTACTTCTTTTTGTATAGGTGTGTCTTCAGGCATTTCGTCAATAGTTTTCTTTACATTGTCTACTGCCTCTATAGCTTTTTTTGCTTCATTATATTCAATCACCCCTTCTGTTTCATACCATCTACCTAATTCATTCTTTCCCTTTTCCCATACTTTGTTTTTAGTTTTTAAAATACTCATCATACCAGCATTAATAAATGCTTGACGCATCAGCTCTTCCATCCCATAATCTGGGTCAGTTAGTGCTTGCTTGTATTCCCATGGAGAAAATACAAGACTTTCTGCAGCTATTTGCCCAGGAACTCCTGTTGCCAATAGTTTTGCTTTTTGGCCGAATGTTAACATATCTTCATCTGCATACTTTGCAAACAATTTTCCATGTTGAACTGCAAGGCCTGCACCAACTGCACCTGATAATGCGCCTACAAATCCTCCATTAAAAACACCTCCTACTGCACCTTTAAATACATCTTCTCCTTGTGTTGCTGCTGATAAAGCTCCACGTACTCCTTCAAACGTAGCAAGCGTTGCTCCTTGTGATATAGCTCCTGCTTGAATTGCAACTCCTGGAGTTTTATATAATGCAGAAACTCCTAAATCTTCAATAATACTTTGCACATGTCTTTCAGCTATTTCTTTTCTTGCCTGTAAGGATGATTGTTTTATGCCTTGTTCTTTTAAAAACTTTTGAGATGTTTTTTTAACCTGTTCTTTTCCAAACTGTTTTGCAAATGCAGCCTTGCCTGAAAGTGCTTCCACTGCTTTTTTCTTTACACCTGCATTCAAAGGCGTAGATAAAGCTTTACCAGCATATCCACCAACAAATAAAGAAGCAATATCTAATGGCATTGCAAAAGATAAAATCATACTACCAATATCTTCAACAACACCTGGATTATACTCTCCTAAATCAAATCTTTCTTCACCATTATATAGCTGATAAGCAAGACCTGTTATTGAATTATTATATGCTGACTTTGCAAATTTTGCTGATGTTTCGCTTATACCATAATCAGTCCAATCAAAAAGACTATTTACAAATCCTGGCTCTTGTTTGTTTGATTTTACTAATGATGATACTCTAGGTTTGTCTAATGCTTCCCATGCAGGTAAATTGTTGTCAACTCCCTTTAGTTTTCTATAAAGACTTGCATTATTAAGTCTTTGATATTGAGGATTTTCTTGCCTTACTTTATCTAGATATTGAAAAACTGTCATTTATTTTTTATAGTTTATTAAATCTCTATTGTATTTATCTAACTTTTTTTGATTCTTTTCTTCTATGTTGGCTATTTGAGCCAATGCTGTTTTAATAGCAGTCATTGGTGAGTTTGCAGGCATTCCAAAATATCCTCCCTTTTTATCTAATTCACTTTTATAAAAATTACGTAAAGACATATAATCATCTTTAAGCCATTTCTGTGATAGATTTTCTAATTTTTTTCTAGCCTCAACTCTTCTTGCATCATTATAATCAATGCCTAGCTTTTTCATATTCTCCATATCAGCTTCTAATTGTTGCATTTCTTTAATGGCTTCATCAGCATCTTTTTTAAGTTTTTGTATATCAGAATAACTTATTGGTGCATTTAAATCTTTATTGCCAAGAAGTTTATTTAATTCATTTACACCTGATTCCCCTTTATCTTTTAATTCTTTTGTCTCACCTGGCTCTGGTCTTTTAAAAGTACGAGTCTTTGATGGAAGCATAGAGGGACCAATACCTCCAGACCTTGTAATTTTTAATGTTCCATCATAAGTATAATCTTCTAATTCTTTTATTCCTGCATTTATTTCTTTTCCAGTTTTTTCAATTTCTTTTTCTGCATAAGATTTAACTTGTTTACTATCATTAGAAAAATCTACAGGTTTTATAGAAGATATACTGCTTTTATCTTCTTTTCCCCCTGATGGCGGCGGCGGTGGCGGTGGGTCTACTGAAACAGGCTTAATCCCAAGTATCATGTTAATATCATCTTTAATCGTCTCATTATTATTAATTTCTTTAAGATAACTTTTACCCATTCTCTTTGTATAAGATGCATCAATGTTACTTAGCTCATTAAAAAAACTGTCTTCAAAATCTAAAAATTGTTTTTGCAAAACATCTGCATCTGACCCTGCTGTAAGCAAATCTTCATAAAAATATTGATTATCATCATCATCTGTATAAAAACTAGTTTGACTTTTATTAAGTAATTCTGTTTTTGCCTGTTCAACTTGTTCGAAAGTGTATTCATTTTTTGCATTGGCAGCAATTTCTGATTGCATTAAATAATCACTAACTTTATTATTAACTTCTTTAGCAGATGCATAACTTTGATATAGTTCATTTTGACGCTTCATTTGCTGTTCTGTTATGGCATTGTCTGTAATTTTTTCTTTTGTTCTATAATCTTCTATTGGAGAAAAAGAACCGCTCTGTATTCCTAAAGATAATGCACGTGCTTCAGCTTTATCTAACACAAAATCATCTTCTGCTTGTGCAATACCAAATACAAAAAGCTCATTCATATTATCTATATATTGAGCATCTGATGCACTAGCACGTGTACCTAGCCTAGCAAAATGCTTCGATTTATAGTCTCCACTTGTCTTTAAATAATCTTCTTGTAGCCTTGATATTTCATCCATTTTCTGTTTTCTAAGAGCAGCCCTCTTATCGTTATCAATATCCTGCGTATTAATATCTGAATACTCAAGTAGTTTTTGTTCAAGTTTCTCACCCACATCTCTTATTTGCATTTTCCCTTGTTCATAATCTCTGTTCATTTGTTCTTGTTGTTTGAACTGTTGATTCAGAAGTTCATATTTAGCAAGTGTGGCTTCATTCATACCCATCTTGTTTTGTTCAAAATAATTATCGAATTGTTGTTTTCTTTGCGCTAATAGATTATTATCAAATATACCTGATAGTCCTTGACTAAACTCTGCTCGTAAGTCTTCCTGCTCTGCAGTTTTTCTTCTGTTGCCAGATGATAAAGTGTCTAACAACTGTATAATATCACTTATAGAGCCTCTATTTATTTGTTGAGACTTGAATCTTTCACTCATTTATAATCCTTTTTATTAAAAACCTTTTATTTGTAACGCTTGAGATTGCCATTGATTAATTAAATCTTGTACTGAGCCTAATGCTTTTGCTCTTTGCTGTCCTGTAGATGTTAATATGTCAGTCATGCCTTTACCGTAAACATCTCTTATTTCACCTGCAAATTGTTGTTGTTGTCCACTGCCAGCAAAACCACCAGCTGCTTGAGCCGCTCTTTGGCCTGTGCCTGATTTAAGCATGTTACTTAACAATGTACTGCCTGTTGCTTCTATTTGTGGTGAATATGTGCTTGCCAAAGTACCTTGCAATAAGTCCCCTGATATTGATTGAAATAATGATGTAGGTAGCTGCGCTGCTGACAATCCATATTGAGACTGTAATGCAGAAGAAATTTGCTCAGGAGATATACTAGAAAGCCCAGAAAAACCTCCTTGTACATCTATACCTAGGTTTCCTAATTGCTGCATTATATCATCTATCATTGCCATAAATTTCTCCTACTGTAAATACTGTAATAAGGTTAATATGTTTTGTGTTGCTGGTATACCTTTAGCATCATCGCCTAAAGCTTGAGTAATATCAAAATCACTTAAACCTTCTAAAAGTTTTTTTAAAAAATTACCACTAGAAGCATCAGAAATAACTGCTGGTTGTAACTTAGATATTGTTGGAGCTAATGCACCTTCTCTAGTTGCAATACCTGAAAGTTCTTTAGATAGTGGTTCAAATCCTTTTGATGTTAATTCTTCTCCAATTTTTTCAAATCCCATTTGAGGCTGAAAAGCTGATGTTATATTTCCTACTAAATCTCCCATTGCCTTACCTTCTATTCCTGACATTATACCTGTTGTTAATAAATCCATTCCAGAAACATCTGCTTGTTCGTATAAACTATCCAATAATCTATCAGATTCTCTTTGTGCTTGTTTTGCACCTCTTCCTAAAAAAGTTCCTTCAAATAAATCTGTATCAAGTCCTAATTCTCTTGCTTTTGCTATTTGTCCTTTAGCAAATTTTTCTTGGTCTTTAACATCTGCCATGCCAAGTAATCCCCCGGCTATTGC